GCGCTTAGGTTGGCAATAGGTACCGGGTTTGGCGCGGCGTTGCTGACGATGTCACGAAGAGTCTGGGCCACCGGGCGAAGCTGAACCAGCGTTCCAGCCGGCCACGTCTGCGCGGTGGTGCCATCCACGCCGCGTGCGCAGATGAAGGAGTTCCCAGAGGTGCTGGTGACGTAGATGACTTCCCACATGGTGTTGGTGGAGTTGCTGAGCGTGGCATAGAAGTACTGCCCGACACTTGGAGATGGGAAGCCAGAATTACTGGCAACGGCAAACGAGGTTTGTGCCGGAGTAATCGCGTTGGCTAGGGTAGTTCCGGCATTGTTGGCAAAAAGCTGGTTGCTCTGCGCGCGTAGGACACACAATGGCAGCGCCATTAGTGCCAACGCAATGACGAAGCGTTTGAAAAGTGTGTGCATCGGTGTCTCCTGATTTAGCGCGTTGCGGGTGCGCGACGTTGCGGGGGCTTTGGCGGAGTAGCGCGGTAGACCGGAGCAGGCTGCTCCTGCTGACCGGACGGCGAGAGCCCGGCCACGGTTTCCAGCCGTGTCATGCGCTGCTCCATCTGCACTTGCCAGCGCTGAAAATCACCACGAAGACCGCTTGTAGCTTCAGACTGGTTCTGTACAGCTTGGATAATGACCTCGCCGCCAATTGCGACAAGCCCTGCAATAAAGGCCAACAAAGCTGGGGTCAGCCACTCTTTCACTTGCTGTTTGTTTGGCGGGGCCATAGTGCCTCCTTTCATAGGTTGCTGGTGTGTTAGGCTATGGCAAACACAACCGCGTCATACACGTTAACGGTCTGCGTTGCTGTTGCTGTTGCTGTGGACGCTCGGACATCAATAACTGCGGCGCGGAACCCGCCAGCGGCCGGGGTGGAGCCCGGATCGACGTTGGCCCAGGTCAGTCCGTTGTTTCTATATTCGAGCATTTTTACTCCTATCCCAGCACTTCAATCAGAGCATTCAAGATATTGGCGGATCCCACTGTGGTGGATGCCTGGACCGTCACATCCAGCGCGTTTGGAACAAGGGTTGACTCTCCAGATGTCACCTTGACCGACGAGTAGATATTACCGGCGGCTATACCTGCTGTGGAGCCAGAGGCGCACGCAGCTTCGCTAAGGATGGCGGTTCCGCTGCCACCTACGGACTGGCAGGTGATGAGCGCATCTAATCTAAGAACCCACGGAGCAACTGTGACTGGCACCGTGATGGAAATGTTCCCCTGACCAGCCACCAGCACCGTGAACGTCAGGTTGCCCGCAGTCGTTACAGTGATGGAAAGATAGGCCGTGATTCTGACCGTCTTTCCGGGAACCCAGAAGTTGGCGGGAAGGGTGGCGGTGTTGAGCCAGCTCGTGAGGTTGCCCTGGATCGCCGAAAGGGTGTTTGCGCCAGTGAAGCTGAAGGAGATGGCATTTTTCAGGGTTGTCAGAACGCCCGACTTGTAGAGCGCCACTGGCGTCGCCGCCGCGCCTTCATTGGCTACCAGGGTCTGCTGAGTGCTGGAGATGGTGCTGGACGGCAGGGCGTCCAGCACCACCCAGTAGGTGCCGTTGTACTGGCAGGCCGCGATCAGCCCGGAGGTGATCACGGCGGGCACCAGGTTGCCGTTGAGGTCGTACTGCATAAGGCTCTTGGCTCCAAGGCCCGACACGTTCAGGGTGTTGCTGCCGGTGGTTCCAGCAGAGGTGAACAACACCACGTAGCTAGCACCAAGTGCCAAGGCGGATAGCGCAGACGTGGGGGTGAGTACGTACGCCGGGGCGGTTCCGGTGGCGGTAAAGGTAGTGGCACTGTTGAATGCTGGTCCAGACCACCCCGCCCAGCCGGTCATGGCCGCGTTCGGGTCCTGGGTGTTGTTGGCCACCGTACTGACCACCGAGCCAAGCCCCGTGTTGAGTTGTAGCACCGTGCCTGCCGGGTAGCCACCTATCGCCGCTGCCAGCGTAGCGTTGAACTTGAATTGCCCGCCAGCGTTTACCCACGCCTGAAATGCCGTGAGATAGTTGAAGATGCCGTTCACGTCGCCGCCATTAGGGCCGGTGCCGCCAGCATTGGGGTTTGTCATCTCGATGATTGGGAAGCCGTCTGCAAGTGACGCTCCAGACGGAGAGTTGGACGGTGATACGAGCACGCCGCCGCTTATCGTGCCGAGAGTATTCAGCGTTCCTTGCGCCGCGCCGCCACCAGAGGCCCAAGCCTGGTAGATCAAGGTAGGATAGCTGAGTGCAACCATGTTGTCTCCTTATACAGTGATGGCGGCGTAATTGCCGTTTACAAAGGGTGTGGTGGAAGCGTACGTGCCACCGTTGCCAAACGGCGTGCCGAATCCTGACTCAGCGAATGAGAAAACTGCGCCCTTGGCGTAGCTTCGATAACAGTAGATCAACACTCCGGCGGGGCGCGGCAACACTCCGGCGTTGATGATCAGGTAGTAGTCAAACACACTGATGTTGGTGAACGTTAGCTGCATGGCCATGTTGCCGAGTTCGCTGGTGTAGCATGAATACGCCCCGAAGAGGTTGCACACAAGCTGGTTATACGCTTGTGCAGAGCAATTGGAGATGTTGGCGAGCGCCTTCACAAGGATCAGCGAACGATAGACATCATCGCTAAGACGATAGACGGTGTTCGCCGCAGCACCGCCATAGAATGGCGCAGACCCGCCAGGGGCGAAGGGTGTGTTGACGCCGGTTTCTGCGAAGTAAAAAATACTCTGAGCTACGATCGCAGAAAGCGGCATGTTGACGTTGCGCTTGACGCCCACGATACGCCCCCAGATATCCAGCCCGTAGCCGGTGGCAGAGTTGATGTTCCATATCTGGTTGTAGAAGTTGAAAAGATTTGCCGACGCATCAACGTACGCGTTCATGTTGTTGATCAGCGTAAGAAGGATGGGGGAGTTTGCGTACTGGCTGATAATTGTTTCTTCGCAATTCAGTGTCCACGGCGCGGCGAGCATATTCTCAGACGCTACTGAAATGCTTCCGGAAAGCGAAGAGACTACGCCGTTCACACACTGAACTAGCGCGTACGCTCCTACGCCACCTATCACCGCGCCAGATAGCTGCGTCGAAACAAAAACGTTGGCGGGGACATCGGCACCGCCAAGCATGGACCCAAGCTGCGTCATGGATGGCGTAAGGGATAGCACTTCAACAGAACCGCCCGCACCAAACTCCGAGGACCCGAACGACGAAGACCCCAGTGTGCCAATAGCCATGTTGGTTTCTACGGAAAGATACGGCGAAGTATTTAGCAAGCCGCCACTGATGGATGTGACAATCAGCGTGCCGCCGCTAATGGAGGCTACGAGCGAAATGTACGGGTAGCTGTCGTTGACTATCATACGAGCACCAAAGTTATTGTGCCGAGACTCGGGATCTGGTTGATGTTCGTCGCAACCTGCGTAGCTGACGGCGTGCCAGTACCGATAAGCACGCTGATGATGGACGCACCAGGAATCACCTGTGCAACGGTGGTGTAGAAACGTGATGCGTACACCGTGGCCCCTATCTGCGCTACCGGCGATCCACCATCGGCGCCCGTGAACGCTAGCGCCAATCCGGACGACGCTTGCAATAGCGCCAGGGAGTTGCTCGGTGGATACGAGGCTGCGGCAAGCGTTACCTGAACGTTTATCGGCACCGCCACTGGCTGTGTGTAGCTCACGTAGTACGTTGGCTGCGGAGAAGGGAATGTTGTGTCGTAGGTCGTTACCGTCGTGGCCGACCACACGGTGATCCCGCTGAGCGTGCCAGGCGTAGCGCTGAGCGTCCAGGAAGTTCCAGCCCCGCCGATGATGGTGACCGGAGCACCGGCGTTGAAATACGGCAAACTAGATGGAGCGGAAAGGAGCGTCTGGCCAATGGCGAGCGCTCCAGAGGACACGGACGTCACGGTAAGCGTAACGCCGGAGACGCTTCCTACGAAAATAGCGCTTGGCGCGTAGGAACAGCCGAGAGATTTTTTGATCCAGATAGCCTGGGAAATGAGCGCAGCGCTGCCGCCGTACGCCGAGACGTAGATCGAGTTGCCGGGAACAGTGATGCCGCCCTGCGTGACGGCGACGTTGCTGGAGTTGTCAAAGACGTACACCGAAGAGGGCGGATTTGTCACGCCATAGAGGGACGCGGACCCCGTTCCGGAACCTTCCCCAGTAGCGGTGAAAAGCGTCCCCACGGCGGCGCTCGAAGCCCCGATGTCGCTCCAGACCGTAGTGCCGAGCGACACGATCTGGTACTGGTTGCCTGCCACAAAACTTCCAGCAGGAACAATGTACTGGCCCTGCAAAATGGCGCCGCGAATAGCTTGCGCCGTGTTGGTGGAGTTTGCCGCTACGGATGCCGCGCGGCGAAGCTCGAATTGTTGCGCGTTCTCGGTGTTGTTCCCCAGCGTGGCCTGCACGGAACTCGCTATGGCGTCCCATCCAGGAGTGACTTGGTAGATCGTCATCGGCCCAACGTAGGCGGTAGGCCCGGGAGCCATGTTTACAAGAAGGAGCGGCGTGGACCCAGACGTGAGCGTGACGGCAGAAAGAAGCTGGTACAGACTTCCGGCCGCGTCCACCGCCACCGCGATACCGCTACCTATCACGGTGCCTACGATGCCCGTGGCGTAGCCAGTCACCGTAGTTCCAGTTGCCGCAAGCCTCTGCATGTACCAGATGTTTCCAATGGCGTCCTGCATCAAACCTTGCGCGTACTGCGGGTCAACCTGTGAGCAGACATTGAGCACGGCCGAGTAGCAGTCAGCTATGCAAGCTGCCATGGACGTGGCCAACTGCCCTTGCGGAGTTGACAGCGATGACGTGTTGTTTAGCGAAAGATTTAGCGTGCCGCCGAAAGCTGCCTGGAGATCCATGATCACGCCGGCAAGAATATCTTGTTCGGTGGGCATAGTGTACCCTGTGGCGGTGAGAGTTGGTGTCGGGACGTTAGTCATAGCGTTACTCCAGAGGCTTCACCGTTGACATCCAAAATTTCCACCGTGCCCGCGATGTCCCGCGACGGTTTGCCATTTGCATCCAGGTTAGACACAGATGCCACAGCTTCAACAACGTTAGGCACTGTGAGCGCGGCTTGCTGCATCAAGGAGTTGATGATTGCGGCATTGTACTGCTGCGAAAATACTTGCCCAAAGTACGGAACGCCGAGCGTCGTGTCGTAGTACAGCTCTCCCTGAAACAACTTGATAGCGGACGCCACATCCTGTGCAACGGCCAGCCCCTGGGTGTTCAAGGCGATGTCCTGATTCTGCAAAGTTGGTTGGAGCACGGAAAGGGACGCCGCCGTGGGGGCGGTGGTAAGATCCCATCCGTCGGAGTCCGGCGATAGCGCGAGCGTGGAAATATAGGTCGTCATTGTCATCACCCCGTAGGACCGTTAGACGTGACCGTGCTGCCGCCAGTTTGAACGCCGGTAACTTGGTGTGCATGGTTGTCGAGCGTATGGCCGTTGGAGGTTATCTGCGCGGTAGACACGATGGGCGTACTGACGGTGATCTGCCCGCTACCTCCGCCAGTTACCGCGCCCTCAAGCTCGGTACCGCCAACCACGACCAAGTTCTCGTCCACCTGTGAGTTTCCTGTGACGGTGGAGTTTCCGTTTACGACCAAGTTGGTGTTGACGGTGAACGCAGAGGGCGTGAGCACGGCCGACACACCGCCCAGAACTATGCTGATGGCTGCCGGCGTTACCTGGACGTAGTTAGTCGGAGCGGTTCCGAGATTCCACCCACCAAAATAGAGCGCATCGGCGAAATTGAACCTGCGCGCCGACGCCGGAGCCCCGGCTGCACCAGTGGACTTGATGGAAGAGATGTCACGATCTGCGAAGAGCGCAAACCCAATATCGTTAACCACGGGATCGATGATAAGCGCGTTAGCGCCGCCTTGGACACGAAGATACGGCACGCCGAAAATAGTAGTAGCCGGCCATACGGCCCCAGAACCATCAACCTGCCCAAGAAGCGGAAGCACGTCCACTGTGCCCACAGCCGAAGTGCCGCCGCCGTGGACAGCAACTACTTGCACCAGCGTTGCCACATTGAGCTTGGCGAGCGCGCGCTTAACCGCGAAGTCAAGCTGGTTCTTGCTAGTGTTGCCACTAGCAAGTTCCTGCTGGGGAATGACCGGGCGATCTGCCATCACGCACCTATCCAACTAGCGCTGAATTTCGTTTCCCACTTCCCATTTTGCTTCTCGCACTCCAGTTCGTGCTCAAGCCCGTGTACGCGCCACTTTCCGCACGCGGCCTGGATAGAGCTTTGCACAATCACCAGCCCTCCGAGCTTGATGGATGGATTGTACAGGCACTCCACCTTGATGCCCTTTTTGTCGAAAGTAGGGTAGCTCTTCATTCCGGTTGTGGCCGAGATCACCGGGACGTCGCCCGATCTAGCTGCACCGCGAGGAGCTATGAACATGACGCCGTTGTCCACGCCGAATTCAAGGTCCGCCGCATCGGCAAGATCCGCTGCTTGGTCGTACGCGCTTCCTTGAAGATATGGGCTGTGGACGCTCGCAGTGACGCCGTTGTTTTCGAAGGTGCAGCCCATCTGCCCAGACAAGCTTTGCATGAGCGTGGCCACAGACTGTCCGCCCTTGGAACTCTGCGGAGCGGCAGGGGCTACTCCGTGGTAGAACCCCTCCATGCTCTTGATCTCGAACATCAGTTCCGGTGCGCTCTTGTAGTCCGCACAGGCTTCTGTTATCTCACCCTGAAACGCCAAACTTGTTCCGTTGGTGTCCCCGGCAAAAATCTGTAGTTGGTTCTTGGAAACTTGCAGGGCCTTGAACGAAAGCATGGTGAGCTTGTTCATGTCAGCGCCAAGCATTCCGTAGATCTTGGCCGTGGCCTCGTTCTTAGACGGGTGTCCGCCCTTTTTGATGGTGACGGCGATCCGAAGTCCACTCAGCACCTTGACGTTATTTTTTCCGTCGAAAGTACCGCTAGCGAGCTTGATCGTTGCCTGGATTACTTTTTTGGTGTATGACAGCGGAGAGGCCATGGGTCACTTCATGTAGATGGAAATGTCACAATTCTGTGTTCCGAGCGTGACGCTCAACTGCTGTGAGGGGATGTCCTGGAGAGGAATGATCACGTTGGCGTTGCCGGAAGAAGCGTAGATCAGCACGTAGCGAGAGTCCAGGCCAGGACAAATGGGGTCTGTGTTGCCCTGCGTATCCACAAAGCCAATCTGCCCCACGAACCCAAGATAAGGGTAGTTGCCGATTGGTTTGTTGTTCAAGCACACCATGCCGGTGTATAGCACAGTGCCATTTACGGCGAGGTCACAATAGATCATTGTCATATGCCACGCACCGAGTTAGAAGAGTTGCCGTAAGCTTGTGTGCCGTTGAGTTTCTGCTGTGTGGTCTGTGAACTGTACGCCTGCTTCGCGCCCACGTTCTCATTGCCACTAGCGCTGGTAAGCACCAGTCCAGTGGCGAAAGGCGTAGAGCTTTTTTTCTTTTTTGGCGAAGATATTTTCTTGTACGAGGGGGACACTTGCCGAATCTGGACGAACTCCAGATCCACTACGAGCATGTTAGCTCCCTTGGACTGCGCACGTGGGTAGCTGAATTTTTCGAGCGTCATGCTTGCGTAAATTGCTTCCGGCGTGTAGATGCTATAGAGGTTTGCCGCCGCCACTTCGGTTTCAAGTACGACGATGAGCGCCGCCATGCCCGACTGCCCGCCCACCGCAAGACGAATCTTGGCTTTGGATGGCTCAAGAACTTTGTTGTAGCTTGTGAACGCTCCAAGCTCCACAGGAAAATCGCTGACCTTGGAATCGTGGTTGTACTTCAGGTCAAGAAAAGTGTCAACTGCGAACACCGCATTGCCAGACGCAGTGTAGACGCCCCACGTATTTACCGGAGAAGTGAAAGAAGTAGCGGCGGCCATTAGAACGCTCCATCACTTTGGTTCACAACATTTTCAAGTGCCCCGCCCACCCCGTTAGCGACCCCGTGCGCGTCGGTGGCCTGTGTCTCCACGGTCAGCTTTTCAATGTTGATGTGCTTGGAGTTATCCGAGTGGCGGCTAGAGGACATGATGCTGTTTCGTGTGGCCGGGGAGATGGCCGTACCGGCACTCGGCGCGGACACTCGTGTGGCCGGGGAGATGGCCGTACCGGCACTCGGCGCGGACACACCGTGTGCTCCGGCGTGCGGAGTCTGGAACAGCCCGCCAACTCCAGCGTAGGCGGGCTGTGGGCTTCCAGTGTGTGATACCGTGGAATTGACCGTGGCGGAGAGCGTGCCGCCGAGAATTTTGTTGAACGCCGACACTACCGTAGAAACCACCTTACCTACCGCAGCCAGCTTGTCTTCTATCCAGTTAAGCGCCGCAGCGGCGGCATTCTTGATCAATCCCCACGCGGCCTCGAAAACGTGAAACTTCGCACCAAGCGCCACGATGATACCGATCACCGCCGCTATTCCGGCAATGATCCACGCGATAGGCCCGAGCCCCATGATCCATGCCGCAGCCATCTGAATGCCGGCCCATGTTGCGGCTGCTCCGGTAGCGATCCACCCACCAACCACAACGGCGGCACTCGCCACAGCCTGCGCAGCGTGCGCGATCCAGCCAAAGATCATCTTTCCAGCAGCGGCAGCGGACTTGGCGGCTGCGCTTTCCGCATGTGTCTCCACGCCAAAGAACGCCAGAATGATTTGCACGCTATGCGCCATGGCCATGGTGGAGTGCGCCGCCCACGCAGCGATGGACAGGACTGAACTGTGGATGGTGGCGACAGCCATGAACCCGGCCATGGCGGCGATGCCTATCAGCACGTCCTTGACTACCTGCCCGTGATCCACGGCCCAATCACTGAAATTCAGGAGCGCATCACCTAGCTTCTGCATGGCAGGAAGCACCCATTGGGCAATCGTCTCCGTCACCTTGTCCATGGAGAATTTAAGATTCTTCATCATCTCCTCGGTGGCCGCTGACCGTGCCAGGTCAGCGTCCGAAGCGACGTACTTCTTGTTCTCATCGATCAGTTCGTGCATCTTCTCCTTGCCCTGGATAAGAAGACGAACCTGCGCGTCACTCATGCCTAGCCTGGAAAGCGCGGCCTTGGCCCGGAAGAAGTCCATTCCCTGCATTTTCTCGGAAAGGATGTCCATGGCTTCAACGGGCCCCTTGCCCTTGAACAGCTTCTCTCCAAGAGCTTCGGCGGACTTGCCCACGCCGCCCATAACGATCCCGAGCGCGGTAGCCGCCATCTTCGCACGCGGCAAGGCGGTGCCAATTGCGGCTAGCTTGGTTCCGAGCTGCTCCACCGCCTGCATGGTGCCCTCCATGGAGCCGCCCTCTTTCTCAGAGGCCATGCCGAGAGCTTCGATCTCCTGAGACGTCGTGTGCGTCTCCTTGGCGAGGCGACCAAGGGCAACTTGCGATTGGATCATGTGTTCCGTGAACGCCGCGAGCGCGCCCACACTGGCCATAACGCCGAAAAATTCCAGCGCGTGCTCCTTCAGCCCCTCGAAAAACTCCTTGCCCTTTTCTGCCTGCTTTTCCATGCCCTGCTCGAACTTGGTTGCATCAAGTCCGAGCGAGACAAGGAGTTCTTCGAGTTGACTGGCCATGTTAATCCGCCTTCACCATCAAGTTCTGGTTGTAGTTGTTCACCGAAATTACTTCGTAAAGATTGTACATATCTTCGGTGCCGTAGACGGTCTGTAGTTCGTGGAACGTGGCGTACTTGCTGCTGATTACCACGCCGGATATCGCGCTGACGTTTTCGTAATCTACGAACTTGTACTTGGGGCTGCTCTGGAAGCCCAAGTCCGGATTTTTTCGGCCAGCGAAAAACCCATGTGCAACTTCAGCACCTCCTTGCGCAGAAAAATGACCGTGTCGATTTCCTCAAGGTCGAAGTCGTTCAAGGAGCGAGTCAGCAACGGCTCCTTGATCTGTACGCACTTCATCATCTCGTCCAGTAGCGGTTCCACAGCATCCCAGTTCGCGCCGGAAAGCATCCCAACGCCCATAGCGGCGAGAGTAGCCATGCTCGCGCCGGCCGCGCTCTGGGGCATGGCGATCTTGCCGTTGCCGACGATAGCGAGAACGGCGCGGTACGCCCACTTCTCAGCGGGAATAGCAGCCATCTCGGTGATGTGAAAAACCTTGCCCTTGTCGCGTCCTTCGGTGTCGATGGTGATGTCGATCTCTTTTCGGCTCCCCATGGCTACATGTTCGCTTTCTGGACGCTCTCGAAGCTGATCTCGAATTCCTGCGATTCGAGCATCTTCTTGGCATCCGGAATGGGCTTGTAGTTGACGAGCCCGCCGTTGGTGCAGTTGTACTTGGCCCCGTTGCCCGGCATGGTGATCACCATGCCTCCGGCGATGGCATCCTGGTTCTGCACCTGGGCGTAGTACCACTGGTCGAAGTAGGCGATGGAGTAGGAGTCCGCCGCGAACTTGAACTTGATCTTGACCGGGTGCGGAAGCCAGCCGAGACTCTGGTGGCCGTCCACGCCCATGACGACTTCGGTAGCGGCAACGGAGTCGGAAGTGAACATATCGTCAGCGGCCCACTGCCCAAGCGCCACGCCGGAAGAAAGCACGCCGGGCACCGTGAGAATGATGGTCGCATTTGCGGAAGTGATCGTGCCCATGGAGCGCTCCTTATTGGATATTGACCGACGCGATGGTCATCTGATTGACGGACCCGCCATCCATGTACCACAGCGTGGTTACTGGGGAGGTGCGGTTGGCGCGCATGGTGGGCGTGGCGTTCTGGACCTGGAAGTACCAGCCGCGTTGGTTGAGCGTGGGATCGATGACGATCCCGGCAGCGGCATCCACGGCGGAGATCTGCGCTGAAGAAAGCGTAACGCCGGTATTGATCACGCCGTTCTTGAGCGCCATCTGCACGGGCGACCCGACGCCGGTAGTGACCGCGCTATCGATCATCGCGTAGCCAGCTTGGTTGTCCGGGATGGCCTGCTGGAGGAGCATGTTGTTCACTTCGGCGAGCTGTATGGCGGCATTGAGCCAGATAGCGCCGATGTACGAATCAAGCCACCCGTAGGAGCCGCTGATCCAGCCATTGGTGAAAACGTTGAACGAATAGTTTGCGGTGGCAAACGCTCCGTAGAAGCTGGTGAAGTTGGCGATGGCGTTGGCGTAGGACGTGGGGTCACTGATCGTCGCCGAGATGCCCGTGCCTTGCTTGGCCTGGATTGCCGCGCGCCCATTCTTGGCATTCCAGTTAATGCTTGCGATGAACCCGAGCGCGAAAGCCGCCGCGTCAGGACCGCCGTTTGCATTGGCGTAGACCGGAAAGCATCCTGCATAGCTGTTCGTTCTCACCCAGTAGGAAATGCACGTGGTGGACGCATTGCTGGAGGTGATCGTGGCGTCGGAATCGTACGGCGCGTAGACGAACTGCCCGCCAGTAGAGGAGTTCCACGAAGCAAACGCCATCTTGTCGGCGATGATCGGCTCGAAGGCCGTAGTGAACCCGGCCCAGTTCTGGGTATAAAGATCCAGCGCAGACATTGCAACGGCCGGAGTCATAGCTGCGGCGGTGCCGAGTGAGATGGTGCCGCCCGCTCCAAGCCCCATCGCGGCGACGGCGGCAGAAGTTCCTCCGCAGACCGTGACCGCGCCCGCACCCGTGGTTCCGGAAGTGATGGTGAACGCGTTGAAAAGCGAGTTGTAGGTGCAGGTAGTTCCGGCAGGAGCGCCGCCAGTGATCAACTGCGCGGCGAGCACGACGCCGGCATTAGAAATGGATGTTGCGGAGGAGAGGTTTACGGTGGCGACTGACACGGCGGCGCCATTGAGCGTCATGGTCAGCGTGCCGGTGGTGATGGCTTGCAGAGATGCCAGCGTAGTGGTGGACGGAAGCGACACGCCGCGCATGAACCCGCCGAGAGCCACCTGGGAATAACGCGAGAACCAGAGCGCCGTGGGCTTGAGCGTGCCGAGCGTGTAGCCGTTGAAGTAGATCTGCGCCATGTTGTATTCCAGCGAGTTGCTGGTGATGCTCTGCGCAGTGGCCTGGGTCCACGCAGTGTTGATGGTGACGGTGCCCACGCCGGTTCCAGACGTATAGGTGCCGAGCGCGGTGATGTACGTTCCAGGAGGGCACCCAGTAGCGAGCAAGCCCTGAATGGCTTGGCCCACTGCGAGCGTGCCGCTGGTGGTGGACACGATGGTCAGCGTACTGCCCGTGCACGTAGCGGTTCCGGACCATGCGTAGCTACCGAAGTAGGCGAGTACCTGCGTGGCGCTCGCAAAGCTGATCGGCGCGCCGACCGGGAGGTTGGGAGAGTTGGTCAAAATCATTCCGTTGAGAGCAAGCGGATTCCCGCCCGCGCTCAGTACGCTAGGAACGACGCTGACAATGTTGGAGGCAGGAATCGTGTTCATGCTGTGTCCTCTATAGGTGGTATGTCCTCGGCACGTTGATGATGTCTACCGTGGGAGCGGTTGTCAGGAATTGCTGTGGAGTGGCTATGGAGAAGATGACATTGACATGCACCTTCGCCGTCCACCTTTGCTCATACTGGCTCTCCTCATTGATGATGGCTGTGTACCTGGCCTCCTCGGCGTAAAGCGGCTCGATGGTGAGATTGTTCGTGACGCCAAAAGCCTCAAAGAACGTCGTAGCTATTTCGGTTTTGAAGAGCGCGTGTACGATCGTGGCTTTGTCCGCCGACCCAGGGCCGTAGAAGTCGAGCTGAAAAGGATAGTCCATGGATTGGTTGACTGTTTCTACGGACACGTTGTCGTAAGTGATTCTGGGTAGCGCGTAGATCCTGTGAGCCAAGCGCGAGATCATCACGAAGTCATCAAGCGGCTCCGGCACACCGTTTTCATTCGAAGTAACCACTTGCGTCATAGCCAGCCCGAGCACCGACATGATGAACGCTTGCACGGCCGCAACGACAAGCTGGTCTAGCGGAGCGTTGACCATGGCGGTGGTGGTCGTGGAGGAGTCGGGAGTTTGCCCGCCTCCAAGGGTGGTTTGCGCGAGCGCGTTGTTGTTGAGTGTGCCGCTCATGAGGTCGGCCCCTTCGTTTGTTTCTGCATGACGGCAGCGCACCAACCATCAGTGAACTGCTCTTTAACATGAACCACAAGCCACCACGTTCCGTCAGCCATCCCGATGATGTCCCCGCCAAGACCTTGCACACGATCAACCGAGTGCAGCGTAGTGTCTGCCCAGATGTTGTGGAGAAGCCCGCCGACATTGAGTTCGTCCATGTGCTTGAGTTGGTAGGTGGAAAGCTCCTGCACTTGTGCGGAGACTGTCGAAACGGTGTAGAGCGGCAGGCGCGGTCCTCCCGGGGACTGTGTGAAGCCGGCGTACGTGTAGAGCGTGACCGACACGTTTGAGTTGAGCGCGCCGACCACTCCCAGTGCAAGATCCAGAAGGCTCATAGGTCCACCCGGTAGTCCACAGATTTGAGCATGTTATGCGAGTCGATCAGTGGTTGGTCGAACCCCTTAGCGGCAATGGTCCCCGGTTTGAGCGGTTCCCCGTCGAAATTCATGATGCCGCTCTGAAGCTCCTCCTTCATTGCCAGCCCACACATCTCCAGCGCACTCTTGGCCTCGTAGTTGTACTTCAATAGCGCTGCGGCCATGAGGTTGCCCCAGTTCTCGTTGCCCTTCTCGATCCACTCATCCCAAAAAGGACGCGGGGGAAGGTTGTTCGCGGGGTCACCATCGTTAAGAATGCTCGCAATGTACGCGGCAGGCTGTTCGCTACCCTGCGCCCCTACACTAGGCTTTGCGCCGTCTTTCAGAGGACGCGGGCCGCTCCACCCAGCGGCGGTGCCGGCAAGAAACCCAACCTTGACCGTGGGATCGCCCGCGACTTTGGCCAGAATGCTTGCCAGCTTCTCGTTGAGCTTGTCTAGCCCGTGCATTTCGAGGTTTTCCATTTCACACTCCGTAGACGGTAGGATCGACGTAGTGCCCGCCCAGACGATAGGGCAGAGACGCTTGCCAGTAGGCCGCGCCGTACTTGGTTTGCGTGAACCAAGCCGAACTTCCGGGCGTGTGCATTTCAAGCGAGACATGCACGGAGCCGAGCCCGGCAGATGAAACGCGCCCAACCGTCTGGTTTGGCTGCTGGCCATTCACACCGCCGTTCATGGCGGCGATGTGCGCGGTAATCATCCACATGAACATGGTGAGCGTGGCCGCGTCTTTCACCAAACCCTCGCCGTCGTTCCTGCAATACAGGCCGGCCTCCGAAAAGTAGAGGCCGAGAATTGCGGGCTGTGCGGAGTTCAAGAGAACAAACTCCGGGTATCGGGCGAGAAAATCCGCCACTACGAACGTCGCTGGGATGGTGGGAGCGCTGGCCATGCCTACACCTCTTCGTCGTCTTTGTCCGGCGCATCACGCTCGTCGCGCTTGGAAATGCCCTTGATGCCAGTTTTCTTTGGGTCGATCTGCTCGAAGCCAGTCTGCGCGGTTTCCATCTCCCTCGCGGCGGCGATGCCGTCAGCTTTCTTCGCGGCGGGAACGGCCCACACCATCCTGTTCTTCAGGGGAGGATAGTCCGGGCCGACCTTCTTCACCCACGCATCCCAGAAGTCCTTGGCCACCGGCGTAACAGTGGAAGAGAACACAATGTACTCCTCCTTGGTGGGAATGAACTTGGGATGCGGGAGAATGTAGCGCGAGGATCGCGGCAGAGTGACCTTCTTGATGTCGTTCCCATCCTCTAAACACATGGTCAGTCCATTGGGCAGTTTGCAATAGACGCTGAGGAATTCCATTTCGTTCTCCTTAATTGTGGGCTACACGCCCAACAGGGTGGCGATGCCAACGGGCAACTTGATGATCGCGCCCCAGGTTCCACCGGACTTCTTCTGGTGAGTGCTGGAGGTCTTCCGCACGATGGCGTGAGCGCGGACCTTCTCGGTAAAGGCGCAGAACCCGACCTTCTGTCCCTGGATCTTCGGCGCAATCATCTGCACCATGTTGCCGGAGACGGGGATGACGTACTGCTGGGCAGTCTTGATCACCATCTTGGGGAAGGCTTCCTTGAGGTACGCCTTCACGGACGGCGCGCCGAGCACGTAGGTCATGGGGGTGAGCATGTACGGCTGCACGGTGGAGGGCATCCCTAGGATCAGCTCGTCCTCCATTTCCAGGTTGCCCTGAGTCTGGGTCTGGAGCGTGACGAAGAGGTTCTGGATGTCGGCAAAGATCTGCACGCCGGTAGCACTCTTCCAGACACCGGCGAGCGGAGAGATCGCGGCCGGAAGCGAAGGATCGTTGGTCAGGCCGTAGTTATCCAGGCCGGCGACACCGAAGAAGTAGGTGCGGTTCTGGAAAGTGTTCATGATGAGCGCGGAAGCGACATTCTGCTCCGCCGCCCAGTCAAGCTTTGCCAGACCGGCCTTGGCCAGTTCCTTGTCGCCCCAGCGAGTGAAGCACTGGTAGGCGTACGACTGGCGAGGAATCCAGTTCGCATCGGCACCGACGAGCCCGTTGTCGTTATCGTCGCCATAGCTCGACACCTCACCGACACTTTCCAGCATCGGGAACTGGGCAGAATCCATGAGCCAGTCACCCTTCTTGACTTCGCCGAAGATCTCCACGGCTTTCAGAGGGGTGGTGATGACGCGGACCACTTCAGGATCGAGGTAGTTCGACAGATAGTTCGGAATGCCGGCGTTGGCGACGGTGACCATACCGGACTGGATGAGGTTGGTGGGCGCGTCCTGTGCCATCTGCATGGCCTGATCGAGCGCCATGCCACGGTGGTCATGCACATCGACGCACGGGATCAGCGCGTGATCGCCGCTGTCCATGCCGATGCCGTAGCGCTCGGCCAGAAGGAGGGTTTCTTGAGTGAATTTTTCCATGTTATCGCTCCTTACCACCGAGTGCCAATTTTGACGAGATCACCGACGTTCCCGGCAGACAGGAAATACCAGGGAGTCTCGATGAACGAAGAGAACTGGAACGCCTGCGCGGTGATCGTAGCGGTGGCGTTCGACGGGCCGATCGTGTAGGTGCCCGCCGCGCCGACGCCGGTTCCGAGAGCGGCGACGTACGCACCGGACGGAAGGCCGGCAGTGGCGCAGTAGATCGACTGGCCCACGGCGATGGTGCCAACGTAGGTTCCGGCGTTCATCGTCAGAGCGCTGGTGCCGGAGGCGATGGTGCCACTGGTAGCAGTGGCCCCGCCGATACCGACGTTGGCGATGGTGGTGAACGTTCCACCAGTAGAAGCGGTGACCGCCGCCAGGGTGAGGTTCACGGTGCCGGCGGTGCCGTTGTAAGTGCCGAAGCTCTCGATGTAGGTCGGGAACTGCCCGTTGAGACCAGGGCCGGAGATCTGCTGACCGACCGCCACGACGCCGGAGCCGGTAGCGGTGATGTTCATGCTGTACGAGCCGACGGTGGTGGTGGCGGTTACGGCAGCGGCCGAACCCACGTTCGCGGTGATGAACGCACCAGGAGCACCAGGGTAGATGTCGCCGGAGAACAGGTTGGCGAACACCTTCTGGTTGATGGCGGCGTCGGCGTAGACGGTCTTGCCCCAGAAGGAGCCGCGATTGTAGAACGCACCAACCTGGTATCCCGCAGGGACCACCATGCCGTTCTGTGCCAACCACGTGGTGATCAACGCCTGCTGCTCGTTGCCGATGAAGCCGTCAGGCAGGGTGGGGACGGTGGGGCTGAAGTTGTTGATGGTGCCGAGTCCGGTCGAAGCGGCAAAGTTCTGCCATGCGAACTTGCCGACGCTGACACCGAGAACACCGGCGGTGAGGTTGAACTGCCCCGCGTTCACGGTGGCGGTGGGGTCCATCGACGCGCGAGCGCCCCAGTTACCAACGGCAGGGTAGAGAGAAACAGCTTGCTGAAAACCGACCATGTTGCCTCCTTTTTAGCCCAGAGCGGGCATGTTGGGGTAGCGTTCGGAAAGGGTCTTGGTGAGCGCGGCGTCCTGCCCGAAGCGCGGGGCCGGCTTGAGCTTTGCGTCCTCGGCCACCAGGAGCGCGTTGAAGACGTGCTTGAGGGAAGACTTCGGCATGGCCGAATAGTCAACCTTCTTTGCCTTCAGCCCCATGGCGTAGATATCCGCTGCGGAGTCGCAAGCGAGCACGTTCACCTCTCCGACGACGGACTTAACGGCGGCGGCGGCTTCATAGAGCGCCTGCAAACGCTGCATGGTGGCGTCGGAGGCGATCCTGGAGATGGCTGCGTCGTGCGCTTCTTCATCCTTGGCGCACGCCTTGTCCTTGGCCTTCTTCTTGTCCTTGGCCTTCTTCTCGTCTTCCTCGCTCTCGTCGCCACTTTCGGCGTCGTCCTCGTCTTCCTCGCTGGCGTCGTCCTCCTTCTTGTCCTTGGCCTTCTTCTTGTCCTTGGCCTCCTGCATCTTTTCCTTCATCTTTTCGGCGTTCTTGCGCAGAGCGGGGGGAAGAACGTCGTTAGAGTCGGAGTCGGAGTCGTCGTCGTCGTCCTCAGCTTCGTTCTCGTCCTGCGCCAGTTCGAGAGGAGATAGCGCGAGGAGCACCCTGCGGAGATCATCGAGCTTCTGGTCCTGCGCGAGACGCTTGCCGAAGCGTTCGTTGACGGTGCCAATGATGCCGTCGATCTGACGATCGTAGCGCGCAGGCACGATGCTCTTGCAGACGCTTTCAAGCTCGGTGGCCTGGAGAGTCTGGTCCTCAGCCATCTTGGGCGTGAGGAAAGTTGCGAGAGCGCCCATGACCCGGTGCCCCTGAGTGGAAAGTTTGTTGACAGTCTTGGCCACGTTGGCCTCCTTGTGTTCCTGGGTTTACTTGCTCTCGGCAGATTCACCGATCTTGAACTTCCGCTTCGCCGCGCGTATGCGCTTATCGATGATCGTCTGGTCCTCCTTTGGATACTTGGCCCGGTTCTTGGGTATTCCGAAATAACTTGCAGCCGACGCAGCGTGCGCGGGCGTGTCGATGGGATACTTCTTGTTCTTTGAATCGGCGAATTGAACGGAGCCGTACTTCTCCTTGCCTTCTTCCGGGTTCACGCCCTTGCGCTTGGCGGTGTCCTTCGCTTCTATCTTGTTTTTCAACTCCTTGTCCTGTTCCTCACCCTCGTGTTTCAGAACGCCCTTGCTTGCCGGCTTCTCAAGCTCCGCCACCAAGCGCACATGCTCCTGCTTGGCTTCCTTGCGCGGCATTGTGTAGGTCTTCACCGGATCGATCGTAACGGAGCCGCCCGCATCAAGACCCATGGCACGCCGAACCTTCACGGCGTAATAGTCGCTGCCGATAGCGATGCTAATTCGTTGCACGTCGCATGGCTTCAAGACGGCGCACTCAGCCATCTTCGCATCCATCACCTTCACGTCGTGTCCTGCACGTCCCTCGGGAACGAGCGAAACGTGGTTGCCCTTAATGTTCGTCATGATGCCGTCGTACACCTCTCCGTTGTAGACGCCGGGCGTCATCACGGGCTTGTACTGGTAAGCGCAAGACAGTTCGTGCTTCTTCTTGGCCTCCACATCGTTGATGGCCGACTGGGTGAAGATGACCAGCGAGTTATCCAGAAACCCGTCATCGAACGCGGCATCAGTGCCAGTGGAGCCCACCAGATGCTCCTTGATCTTCGGGTCGTCCAGATTGAACGACGAGAGCGGGATATGTTTGTCCATCAGCGGCAGATTGTCAAACGTAGGCGCGGCCTTCTTCAGTTCATCGGGATCGCGGAAAAGCTTGTACACCTTGTCCGGGATTAGCCCAAGGTCGGCCGCGCCAGGGATCTCCTTGCCATAGTACGGGTTCACGGTAGCTCTGGAAATGTGCGACTCAGAAACGTGGAGGTAGCCGTTGTCGTCCTTGCGGCGCACAGAGCCGGAAGCGGCAGTGAAATCCATTTTGTCGAATGCGAGCATGGTCGCCATGGCTGCCCCTTATCTCTGCTACTGTGCAATCACGACCGAAGTCGTCGTGGGCGCAGGTGTGCCAATGTCCTCCGACACAGGCGCGGGAACGAGTGCGGACGCGAGCACCGGTTCGTCGGGAAGCGGCACGGCCGAATCGAACTTCGGCACACCGTTGGAGGGATCGAAGGAAAGCAGCGTGGCAGTGCCATCGGCGTTGATGCCGAAGTACGTCTTGCTCCTGTCGATGCCTGCGATGTTCTTCTCCTCAACATCGAAAACCGCCTTGAGCGGAGTGAGTTGCGCGAAGATGGCGTGCGCCTGTTCGACATTTGCCTTCAAAGCGTTTACGGAGTCCAAAAGAACTGACATGTTGCCTCCTATTTTCCAGCGGCTTTGAGCTGGATTGCGGTTGCGAGGTGGATCGCGGCTTGCGCGGTGTGCACGGCCACTTTTGCGGAGGGGGTGCCCACGGTATTCCACGCTGCTGCGGCGGAGTTGTGCGCGGCATTGCCGGCAAAGTGTAGCTGAGAAGTGTTCAAGACATTGGCCTGGAGTGTGATGGCGTCCGCGTTGGCGGATGCGATGATTGCAGCGTCTTGCTGTGCAGACATGTTGTGCCTCCTAGGTTTTCTCGTAGCCCGGTATCACGGTTTCGTCCATACACCCACAGTTGGGCTCTGTTCCGGGCCAGATGTTTTCGCCCGCTTCCTCACTATACATGCCTTCCTCAATACTGTATGATTCGCCGTCAAAATCAATGTGCTCCTCACGCGGATGAAGGGAGGCGGTGTGTCGCCAGATTGCAGTATCCAGTCCAAGGTCCAGTCGCCGCGCTCTGCCGAACATGACGGTCATCTTATTGTTCTGGTCACGTGCAATGAACGACGCACGCCGGAGCGTGATGTCGAACTCGTCCTGGAGATCTTTGGTAAAGCCTACTATGTCACGCCCATTCTCGATGCTCTTCCAAGCCATGCGCTTGATGCGTTTGTGGAACTGCTCTGGGATGGAGTGAATGAGCGCCACGTTCTCATCGATGTGCGCCTGCGCCGTGGCTCTCAGCCGTTCCGTGAAATCGAACTTGACGCGGAACTCTTTCTTGAAATCCTTCTTAGCATCCATGCCAAGCGTGACGGTGCGTTTGCCGTCCTGACTCTCTAGCGTGAAAATCCCTGCCGGTGCGCCTTTCAGGAAAACCGGTATTGTGGAATAGCCCATTTCGCGGAGCACCATGGCCCGGTGCCTGCCCTCATGGCCCACCACCTTGTCGTCCACGATGGCCAAGTGCGGAGTAGACGCGAACTTTTCACCGCGCGCCAATGTCGCCCGCACACGCCCAAGCTTCTCCGGCACGCCTCCAGGAGTCGTGGTGGGGAGTGCCAGCGCAAGGAACTGCTCGATGGGCATCTCGACCGTGCCGGGGAGCTTCGCGGGATTGAAATGCGTAGCTGAGGATGGGGAAGCATCAACAGCCAAGTGCTTGGACTTCTGCACACCCATTACAGCTTTGTGGTATTCATCCCACACTGGGGAGTATTTCGAGCTTCTCAGGCGCGTCTTAGCTGCGTCCTGCGAATGCGTCTCCGCGAATGCTTCGTGGAAAGCTTGGTACCACGTTGCCCGCTTCTCTCGCGCAGCAGTTTGCCAGGCTTGCGCGTACGCCGTGACCCCCGCCCCCTCGCGCAGATCGTAGCTGTGCCCCTCGATAAATGGCTGAAGCGCTCGCACAGTTGGGTACCACTCTTCCGCACCATTGCGCGGCAGCCCTTCCGGGGATAGCGTTCCTGTAAGTCGTTCCGTGGTCATACGCGGATCTTTTACCATCCTGAGGTACTCTTCCTCGTAGAGTTTGCGCACACCCTCATAGATGATGTGCCCGGATTCATGCCCTAAGATCAGCGCCATGGAGCGCTCCTCCATACCAGCGCACACCTTGGCACAAACGTAAATCCTCGGATCTTCAGAACGTATTGTGGCCCACCCAGTCGCGCCGCTCATGAACTCGGGAAGGCTCTGCCCGGTAAACTCCTCGTAACTTTGGTCTGAGATGATGACGCGATCCGGGTTCACGCCGACGCTCGGGGCCACACGCTGCACAAGATTGTGCACGGTAGCGTGATCCATTTCCGCCGCGCTCATTCCCGGCTTGAACAGGATCATGCCGCGAAGCATTCGGAACTTGTTTCCCTCCGGAGAGGTCCAGGAATCAGGCTTGGGCGGGGCTTCTTGGCCACCGATGCCGCCGGTGTAGCGATTGCCCCGGAAGCCGTGCCCCGGAAGATCGCCGTCCATCGCGGGTTTAGGAATGCCGATACCTGCTTTGGTGAGCGCGTCCGCGAACGAGATGTCCCAGTATTCCAGAACGCGCTTCGTGATACCGCGCGCGAGTGCAGGGGCGGCTTCGGCGAACTTCCGCCGCCACTTGTCCTCGATTTCCGCAAGCTCGTACTTCACCTCACCGTGCGGGAACGTCATGAAGAGCGTGGGCTGCGGTGCACTGCGCCATATTGGAAGAAGCGCTTTCGCCACGTCCTCACACATGGGCTCGATCAGCTTGCTCAACTCGGTTTCATACCACGCCTTCAGCGCAGCACTGGGCTGCACGGGGCGGATGCGAACCGGATTGGGGCCGGGTGCCCGAAGCGTAATCATCTCACTGCCCGTCCCCATCAGCGGCAGAGCCTCCGTCCGTACCGTCCACCACACCGGTAACGGGATCGACGGCCTCAGTGGGAACATCAGAGGCCGGCAATGACACGCCCACCAGCGTTGCCACGCCGAAACACGGCGCATCGTTCAGGCAGAGATGCGCGAACGAGCCCGAAACAACGTTCGTACTCGGGATGTTCACCGTTCTATTGCAGCAAGTGAAAAGGTACTGTCCCATGGCGCGCTCCTTAGAAGGAATAGTACACGGTGCGAAGATCACCGGTCTGCGTAGTCACAGCACCGGCGGTGATAGAGGTAACGGTGAAACTGACTCCCGCGACAATCGCGGTTATGGTAAGGTCGCCCGTGGCGGTGGAAGAATTGAGCGCACCTCCTGAGAGAGTGATGCTGCTCCCGGCGACCACGTTTGCATTTGTGATGATCACGGTTCCGGCGACGAGCGTAGCCGACCCCTGATTCATCACGGCCGCTTTGACGGACGTGGCGCTGATCTGCGTACCAGTGATCGAGCCGTTCGCAATCTGTGCGCCGGTGATTGAAATTGATGCGCGCGAGGCGAGCGTAGCCATCTCAGAACCCCACTGCTACGATGACGGCGGCAGAGACACCCGCGATGGCGGTGACGTTGGCCATGTACTGCGTATAGCCAACGGGGAACTGTGGCGTGAACGAGTCCGCGCCGAGCGCGCCGGAAGGACTCAGAGTACCGAGCAAAGTCCACGCAAGCCCTGTGACGGAGCCGAAGACCTGCACGGTGGCGCTCGGCGTCACGGTGTTGGAAAGCACGGCCTCGAACGTCGGCGACTTGCCCTGCACCTGATTGCCCGAAATGATGAACAGACAAGCACCCGTGGCGGTCTGCCCCGTTGCTGGAGTGAGATACTGTGCGTTGCTCAAAGGGTAGCCTCCTCGGGTTGGGGTGCGGATTCCATTGTGTGAAGTGCGACCGCCGCCTCATGTGCATCCATGTAGCTCTGGTGCACGTGCGCCACGATCTGATTCGGCGCAGTTTCGATAGCGCGCTGGTGAGCATTGAACGCGCGCTGGTGGGCGATTCGAGCGCGGACGTGAGAACTTGGGAAGCCGTTCTTCTTGGCGAGATTCGTCGCACGCATTGCGATACCGGAGTGCTGCATGGCAGCGGTGGAAGGGTCCCGGCTGATACCGCCGACGTGTTGGTTGCCGTTGAACATTCCGGCGTCCATGGCCACACTGCTGGCATCGCGGAGCATCATGTCCACGGCGGAACGAAGAAGGGCGCTATCCTTGCCCTCTGTCCCGGCGTTGTTATCCGGCGTTCCCTCGGTCTGGTTCGTGTTGCCGTTTTCCTCGGCTCTGTCCGGATTGGCGTTGTTGTTTGTTGGCGAGCTTCCGCCCTCCTTAGCCTGTGGAGTAGCGGATGCGGTGATGCGCTTGCCGTCCGGCTTGTCCACGTCGAGCATGTCGTAGCCGGAGTCCGGATCACCGGCAACCTTCCGCCTAACCTCAGTGTTCGACACGACGCCAGCCGTGATGTACGCCACGTCCGTAGCGCCATTGGCAGTGCGGATCTGTGAGCGCTCCTTTTCGGTCATGGAAACAAGGTCCGGGAAGTCGAAAGAGATGTCGTCGTAGACCCTCCCGTACCGATTGCACATGAGGATCTTGATAATGGCTTCCAGCACCTCACGAAGCAAAAGCTCCTGTTGGTTGTTTATGTGATTGTTGAAAATGGTGATGTCTGATTCGGCTGTGGTAGTCAAGCCGGATGGGGAGAGTCCGAACATGACGGAAAGCGGAGTCTTAGCTACCGTGGCCATGTGCTCCTGCGCCTGCGCCAGAAGTTCTTTCAAGCCACCAAGCGGAGTATCGACCTTGCCGAACTCCTCGGTGTCCTTGTCCATCATGAAAACGCCCTGGTTATTCTGTACGGCGGTGAAGTACAGAAGGCGCTTCTTGAAAAGCTCGTAGTTCTGTCCCTGGAGAATGCCCTCCATGTCCGTCTTGAAAACGGAAGTGGAGAAGTTCTTCATGAGCCGGCCAACTGAGTCCCGCGCCGTCAGGAAGTAGTCCACATACGGCTGGCCAAGCTGGCTCAAACTCATTCCTGAGAAGTTGTAGACCGGCTTCAAGAGATCAGGCAGAGGACGGCCAATGACCGTCAGCAACCTGCTGGCGTGGACCTTCTTCGCGTAGACCCACCACGACTCCGGCACGTAGTACGTGGGAGAGAGTGGGTCGTCGGCATTGTAGTCTGCCGGGTATGTGGTGATCGGCTCGATGCCCTTGAATCCCTTGAGCGAATTCTTCTTGATCTTCTGTGGAGTGATGAGAAGCGGAAGGGTAAGCTCCTCATCCTTGTCGCCGAAGTCCGGGAAGAGTTGCGCGCGGCCCATGTAGCCGTCGAACTTCACCAGCCAGTTGCACCACTCCTTGATGTGGAACCGCCGAAGGTCCGCTTCGATCCCAGAGATCACGTCATCGCGGCTGTGCTTGCCATCGCTGTGGAGCTTGATGAACTTCCGTGTCATCTCGTTTGCGGCGGTGTCGGCGATGTCCCGAAACTCGGAGATCTGTGTCAACTCGGTGAGATATGGGAACCCCGGGAAGCCGCCGCTCTGAAACATAGGCGCAGCGCCCTTCTGCCCATAGAACGGTGCGAGCATGTCGTCCATTGCCACGATGTCCTGCTCGCTGCACACGATGTCCTTGAACGGAGGAGTGTAGGGCCGCACGTCGAACTTGGGACGCGGAAGGCTGGACCTGATCGCGTTGGGGCCAACGTCCACCATGGCCGAAGCGATGGCCACGTCGCTTATCTCGCGCTTGTATTGCCGGTGTGCAGCCTGCACATGCTCGCGCTGCTCCTCGCGCCGACGATCAAGGGCGCGGAGATCAGCGTGGTACTTCAGTTGCTTGGTCGCCCAGCCCCAGGGATTGATCATTTCGTTTCCTTCGCCATGTCCGGAACCACGCGGGCGATGACGCACTCGCCATCGTCAAAGAGAAGCTTGCAGAGGCAGTCTCCGCCAGTGCTGGAGGGCATCAGCGGTGCCCAGGAGCCGGAGCGTTTGCCGATAGTGAAGCGCCTGACTTCTAGCATGCCTTCGCTCATAACATTACTCCCTTCTTCGCTGGTACGTAATCTACGGCCACATGGTTAAAACCATCTTTCGATTGTGCTACCGAAGTAACTTTGCAGGTGCCACCAGGGGCATCGCCATCCAAAACGATGTGGCCGCGAAGATCGGCGGGAAGGGTGGTGGAGCCACGAATATCTTTCATGACATCACTCCTTCCAACCTGAGAAGTTCGTCCGGGATGTTCATCGGCCCCTTGCGGCCCACTGCCTCTTCCATCGCACCAATGAACGCGTCCACATCATCATCGTGCGCGATGTTCGGGAATGCCGAGCACATTTGTACGAAGTCTGCGGTCCATGACTCGCCTTCAAAGAGGTAGCAGAAGCCCGACTCCTGTTGTGGAGAGATGGCGTTGGCGCGGAGCACCTTGTCAATGGCCGTGACCGTTTCGTAAATTGGAACGCGCGCGTCCCTCCTCATGGCCTGGACGGTGGCCTTCCCGGAAGCACTCCCACCACCCTCGATGTAGACCTTGGCCGGGAGCCATTTGTCGTAAAGAAGCTGGACTTGGCGCTTCACTTCTGGAAACTCGATCTGCTTTTTCCAGACATCGAGAATGTAGAACCGCGATGGCGCTATGCCTAGCGTCACGCACGCGGAGAAGTCGGCCTGCTTCTTTGCGCCGAGCGCGGTATCCCAGCGCTGAATGACGCGCGTGATGCCAAGCTCGCGGAGATAGTGCCGACGTTCCTTGAAGCCCATTTGCGACGGTGGCACGGTGGGCGACGGGATGTACTTCCAGTTCTGCTCCTTGAAGATGTTCCCTTCGACCAACGACGGACGCTGCTGGTAAAGGCTCGCCCACACCTGTGAGCCTACACCGGCCTTTGCGCCCTTGGCGTCAGAAGTGCCCTTGCGGATTGAGTTGAGCATTTCCAGCGAGTAGCGCTCGGCGTGAAGTGGCTCGCCCTTGCGCCGGTACGTCTCGTTCGTCTCAGCGATGGCCGGGAAACGCAGAACCTTCCACTGCTCCCCACCGCGCTCCATCTGTGCTAAGAGACGCCCCGCAAGGTCATCCGAGTGCCAGCGCGTATTGTGGCTCACCAAGCCGTTGGCGATGAAGTTCTCTGTGCGGTCTACCTGGATGTCGAAAACGTCCTCGTAGCCAGCCTCAGCGATTTCAACAATTTCGTCTAGATTGATCTCGAACGTACTTAGCGGCTGCGAGTAGAACTCTTTCTGTCTTACCGCAGCCAACGGCGAGGTTGCAATCGTTGCACAAGAGCCCGCATTGATTGCGGCCCGAACCAGTTTGTCGCCCACTTGCAGATTTCGCAGCCTTACCCATTCCAATTCTCCGTTCCTGCAAACGAGGAAAGGATGCCGCTCGTTCGCTTTCACGATTGCACCAGAGATCGTCTTAATGCCATAGGTAAGATCACAACCTTGATTTTTCCAGCGCCGCACCGTGGACGTTGTAAGCGCCCCATTTTCATAAGTTGCGATTGAATCCCCTGCACGAACGTCGCGCAACGGCATTTCGGTGCCGTCGGCCATGAGCACCGGAGTATCCCCGGTCATGCACATGATGACCAGTATGCCCGCCCCTGGCATGCAGCGCGTGAAGAACGTCGATAGATACCACGCCCACACGGAGTCGCGCACGGTTTGCGATCCGGCTTCCTGTGCATCCTTGACCGGATCGTCGATGATGCCAATGTCGAAGCCGCGCCCTGAGATGCCGGTCTGCACACCCGCGCTCTTATACAGGCCGGTGTGATCGACGATCTCGAAGGTGTCGGAGTTCCGCATGAACGCGCCCGCTGCGGTGACGGTGCGCACGGAGGAGCGAGAGAGCGTGGTATCGGGGAAAAGCTGATGGTACTCCGGCGTGTCGATCCTGCGCTGCACGTCGCGGTTCATGGACGAGGCGAGATCGTTGGAGTACGATGTGGCGATGATGGAGAGATCGGGATTCTTGCCGAACGCGAATGCTGGCATGGAGCGGCTCACAATCTCGCTCTTCCCATGACGGGGCGGAGCAAAGAGCATGAGCCGTGGCGAACGTTTGGCTAGGACGTCTTCGATGAATTGGTCGATGGCCTCGCAAACGACGTGCTGGAACCAACCTGCCTTGTAGTCGGGCTTCGTCCACATGATAAACGGGAGTAGCTCGCGCTGGGCCTTGACCCTGATGGCCTCTGCCATCTGCGCTTTTTGCTCCCTGGTCATCATCATGGTTTCGGCCCCGTGGCGCACATGTCCGCGCAAACCGTGACGGGGAGAGGCGCGGCGCAGAAGCGTTCGGCGAGCCTGTAGAGTTCTTGCTCAGTCATCATTGCCCACCTCGATGATTTCATCGCTCTTCTTCCCGCCCTTGAGCGCTGGGATGGGTGTCGGTTTTTGCAGCGCTTCGACGTTGCGCCGGAGGAACTCGTCCAAATCGGCGTCGCTCATTTTCTGGATGGTGCTGGGAGTTACCTTGAGATTGATGTTCTGCGCGATGATGCCGAGCAGATCGTCCTGCTTATTCATGAGTGCGAGAATCATCGCGCCTTCGCGAACGTTGCTCTTCTTCGGCCAGTAGTCAAGAATCATGGCGTTGATGCGTTCGAGTTGGAGTTGCCGGTGCTCAAGCGCCTCCTCCTGGATGTCCGTATTCAGACGCTTCATCTCTTC